GTGACAAATGTGGCGTTGGCGGCAACGATTACACAATTTACACTATGGCCGACAAGAAATATTCTGTAAACGGCTGGAAAGAAACTTATGAAATACTTAATAGACTGCTGTAAAAGAGTTGTTGATTCAGACAACAAGCCTAAGTGGTGTATAAAATGCGGCACTCCTCCTAATGAAATGAAGGTCACTGAAGTTGACGAACCAAGCGAGTCTTGCGATAGGTGCGAAAAGAATGAGCGAAAGTGGGAGTTTAGATATGAACGTCAGTGGAAGAAGCAAAAAGAGCTTGAAGCAACAATCTCTAAACTGAGAAAACAAATCAGGGAATTAAAAAATGGATGAAATAAATTTTGAAGACTATCGTGATCCATTCAAGGCTTTTAACATCCACATGTCCATTGTTTGTGATTTAGAACAGGGAGGCAAGATCACAGAAGAAGAAGCAATGGCTGAGGTTAAAGCAATATACAAACAATTTAAGTTTTATTACAAACACAACATTAAACCAAAGTTGAACTCAGAGAACTAGGACGTTTTTAACTTAATTACTAAACATATGACAGTTGAACCACGTCGAGCGTCCTAGTTCTCTTTTCTGGAGTTATTATGAAAGTTGGAATTTTATCAGGGTTCTTTAACCCAATACATGTTGGTCACATAGATTACATAACATCGTCTTGCAATCAGTGTGATTTTTTAGTTGCGATTGTTAATAGTGACGATCAAGTAAAAATTAAAGGATCAACTCCTTTCATGAATCAGGATGAAAGACTTCAGATTGTTAGAAATGTAAAAGGTGTTGATAGAGCAGTAATCGCTATAGATAAAGACGGCTCTGTTTGCGAAACAATAAGGCAAGAGTTTTACAGGCTCCAGAACGATCCATTCTTTGATGAAATGGTTTTCTTCAATGGGGGAGATAGAAAAGAAGGTGGAGTTCCAGAAGATGTGCTGGAAAAAGAATTGGGAGTGAAGATGGTTTATGGAGTTGGAGGCGAAAAGAAGCAGTCTTCCAGCGAACTTATAAAAAAATCGACACTTTCTTCCTAAAAATATTATTTTTTTCTACACTACCCTGTTTTTAGCTGTTAAGATACCTCTATCTTATTTTATTAGAGGAAGATCATGGAAAAGTGGTTAAGAAAAAGAGCGTTGACTATTGTCATGGAAATGGCAAACAACACTAACAATGGATTAAAAGGCCTAAAAGAATTTGCAGAGTACGCTGGATATGCAGGCGAGGAAGAGCTAGTATATTCAATACTTAAAGGCGTAGCAGATCACACAGAGTTTTGTATGAAACATCCTGAAGTCAGAGAGTTGATGAATGAAATCAAAGTCAAGCTATGACAAAAGACTTTCAGAACTGGAAAGAAAGCTGGGTGGGAAACCGCACGATGAAGCAAAACGCAATGAACTTGCTGAACGCTTTGGCTCTGATATTGTGTTCGCCAATAATTTTGATTTTGCTATCATTGGCGTTTCTCTGGGCTTTCATTCTGGAAGGGTTGTATACGATACAAACAAAATGGTCGAAGGACTAATGGAAATTGATAGCATAGACTATGATGATGCTTTGGAATACATTGAATACAATGTGCTAGGTTCGTACATCGGAGATAATACACCAATCTATGTACAAATATAGACTCAATAGAGTAACGGAGGACTCTTTTTCTTTCGCTGTTTTTGATGCTGAATGGAACTTGGTTTCATTGAGTATAGGAAAAGAAAGAGCAGTGAAAATAGCGGCCAGAGATTTAGGCTTTAACATAAAAGAGGACTTAAAAAAATGTCGATTAGAGAACACTTCACAAAAATGCTAGTAACCAATGGCTGGTTTTCAACCGGCGCAG